AAGTGATGGAATTGTAGAGCACGCCGGTGTTTTTCAGCGGGCTGTTCCTCGCGACGCTGGTTTCCTTGGTGATGTCTGATTTTTCTTTCAACTGGCCGCTTTGAATAAAATTCTGGATCATGGACACGCCGAAAGCGCCAATACCCTGTGCGGCCTCCAATGCCGTTTTCTGCCCGGACACGATATTGCCTAGCTCACGCTTGTACGTCGCCTCCAGCGCCGCCTTGCCGGTATCGAAGCCCGCTCGCAGGAAGCTGCGTTCAGGGATATGCACCGACGGCAGCAACAGAAACAGGTATTCTATTTCTTTGGTGTCATCCTGGTGCTTGTAGTCCCGCTTCGTAGCGATGGATGTCGTCGAGGGCGTCGGCTTCTTGCTGGAGTATGTTTTTTTCGGCGTGCCCTTCCCGGGCTCACGCACGAGAAACACATGACCTTCGGCACTGACCGCCGTATGGAGGTCCTGGAAGTCGCCGGGGCTTTTCCCGTCGGCCTCCTTGCACAGCGGGATAGCCAAGTTCTTTGCGTGCCGAGGATGGATGTGCGCGCCAAACTCCTGCACAAAGGCGATGGTGAGCAGCTTTGCGTCCGCACCCTCTACCCGCTGGCCTTGCCGGTCGAACTGGTCCCCGCCGCTTTGAATACCCACACGGATAGTCATACGACGGAAATCTTCCAACTCTCTTTTCGTGCGTTCAATCCACGGTGTGATTGTGTCCTTCTTTAGCGGCATGGCGCACCTCACAATCTGGCATATCGCCCCAAAGTATCAAGCCACGTCTGATTGGGCGCTTTGTCGAAGGTCCATGACACGTCGGCGATGCTGAACGCCGCAAGCCCTGCCGCGCCGCTGCACCGCAGGGTATACTCCTGTTCCACGGCCTGCCATACCACACTGAGGATATCAGCCGGGAGGGTACAGGGCCTGCGCGGCGGATCAGCATCCTTCGGGAGGACGTAGCCTGCCGCATATTTAACCTCAATGCAGCGCTTGGGCGCGACCAGATCAAAAGCAAGGCCCGCGCGGTAGCCCCGCAGGGGCCAGCCGGTGTCCTTGTAGATCATGCCGATGTCCCCCGCCTGGGTGTAGTCATACTCCACAGGGGGGATGGTCGCGCCGCTGTCCTTGATGTAGAACACCTTGACGATGGGCCATTGCAGCACAACAAGCTCCTGCCCACCCGCTGCGTTGAAGCGGTGGATGTAGGTCTGCCGCCCCAGCTTGCGCCCCGTGATGCGCTCCACCCAGGCCGAAACGGCATTGATGGAATGCGTCAGCATGGCGTCACGCAGGGGGTCTTCATCTTCAGGGGCAATGCCCAGCATGATTTTAATGTCGGGCAGCGTGGTCAGGGCGTTGTCGGCCAGGGCAATATTCAGCGGGTTGCTGCTCATACGATGTACCTCCTGCCCCGCCGCGGCGAACCGCAACGGGGCCAGTTGCTGTTATTCCTTCTGTTCGTCCTGCTCGGCCGGCTGGATCGGCGGGTCTGCGGGCGCCTTCGCCTGCTTCCCATTACCCTTCGCGCCCGCCTTGTTCTCGCCTGCAGGGGGCGTGGCCTTGTTCTCCGGGGGGTAGACCCTCATCATGGCACTGCCCTCCCTTACACCGGCTGCCGGTCGCTGTCGCCCAGGGTGATAGCGAACGCGCCGGCGGCGGTTACCTTGACGAACTGCTTGCAGCCGATCAGGTCGATGCCGACGTTGAGCAAGTCGCCGGCCGCTGCGGTGATGGACGTGCTCACGGCTCCGCCGGTGCCGACGATCGTGTTCAGGCCGAATATGCGGTCGTCTTTGACGGCCTCAAAGGTGCCGGCGGCGGTATCGCAGTGCGTGACGGATACCGCGATATCGCCCGCGGCCGCGGCGGTGACGCCGAGCACTGCCGAAAGGAACCCGTCGCGGTCAATAACGGTGGTGCCGCTCGTCACGGGCAGCACCTTGACGTTCTGTAAAAGTTGACGTTTCATTGCTTCTCCTTTCTCTCTTACGCCATCGCCGGGACTTTGACGTTCTTGATGCGCAGGAAGCTCTCATCATGGCGAACGCCGACGTCGATCAGCTGGATGGCGCGGATCACGGTTTCGTCGCGGGTCATCGCGGACGCGCTCTTGCCGTCGGAGATGTTGTAGGAGCCTTCGCGGAAGGTTTCCACCATCAGGCCACCCTGCTCACCGACGATCATGTCGCGCCAGTTGCCGAAGAACAGATCGGTCAGATCGCTCTTCGCGGGGATCAGGCTGGAACGCTTGTAAGGGTAGCCCATCAGATTCCCGCGATTCATTTCCTCCAGGAAGATGAAATCGCCGGTGGTGGACTTGATGTTCTTGAAGAAGAACTCCAGGGGCGCGTTCATACCCCAGCCCATGCCGCTCTCGTCGACGTTCTTATGCAGTACCAGGCCCTCCGCATAGGCGGGGAGGCTGGAGGTGAGAACGCCGCCGCTGGCGTACATCGCGTCAAGGGTGCTGGCGTCGAGCGTCTGGACGCCCTTATTGCTCACGAGGCCGCGGGGCTCGAAGTCGCCGCCCTTGCCGTAGAGGGCCGAGAAGTCCAGGCGTAGCGCCATGCGCTTCGTGATATCGCTGCCGACCATCTGGTCGGTGGTGAAGTGCGTGGAGCGCAGCAGATCATTGCTGAGAGGCACGATGGTTGCCAGCTTCTTCGCAGACAGCTTCAGCACGCCGAACTTCGCCTCGCTGGCGGGGATGTCGCGGTCTTCGCCGATGAAGTAACCCATCACGCCGGCCGACGCCTTCGGGATGGTCAGGTTGCCGCTTTCCATCGGGACCCGCTGTGCGCCCAGCTCGAAGATCAGCGTCTGCGCGTAGAGCAGATCAATGATCTCGTTGGCGTAAATTTCGGGGACCAGATAGCCGCCGGAGGCCGGGATGGTGGCGACCTGCGCCTTGAACGCGCGGGCCATGTCCTGGTCGCTGAAGGACTTCGCGGCATAGAACGCCGCCTTTTCCGGGTCGCCCTGGCCGAAGATGCAGATACATTTAACCGCGCGCCCGAAGTTCTCATAGACGAACGGCGTCTTCTTCTTCTCGGGCAGTGCGTCCAGGCGGCTCTTGAAACCGCCGGCGGGTGCGTTCTGCGCGCCGCCGCCCATGTACACGTTAGAATACTTGCGCTGCGTGGGTGCCGGAGGCCGGGCGCGCTTGCGCTGTGCGGGGCGGGCGCCGCGGGCCTTCTTGCGCCGCTTTTCCTCGTCATCGTCGTCCTCTTCCTCGGACTTGCCCTTCTCGTCTTCTTCCTCGCCCTTATCCTCTTCGAGGAGATCGGCCAGGTCAACGGCGAGTTCGGCGATGTCGTCCTCGTTGAGTTCGGCGTCTTCGCCGTCCGCGTCCTTGCGGGACTTGCGCTTCTCGTCGAGCATTTCGGCCAGGTCGGGCAGGACTTCGGCAAGGACGTCGACAAGGCCACCCTCGCCTTCCTCTTCGGATTCCTTTCCCTTGCGCTTTTCGAGCTCGTCGGCCAGGGCCTCAGCCAGCTCGCTCACATCGGTTTTTACACCTTTTTTCTGTGTTGCCATAACTACCTCCTTAAAATGTGACCTCAAATTTTTGCTTTTTGGTATGGGAAAGCGCCGGATCGCTCCGACGCTTGGCTGCGGGTTTTTTCTTGGATGCGGGGGGCTGCCTCGCCTTTCCGTCTCCTGCTTTAGCCTCTTTTGCCATGGCCTCAAACAGCATGGTGGCAGCTTTGGTCTTGATCTCGTCCAGGATGCCTTTGTCAACCTGGGCCTGTACTCCACTCCCCAGCGCCTTGAAATCCGTGATCAGCGCCTGGTCGTTCATAGCCCACGTGACTACGGAAATCTCCAGCAGCTCGATCTGCGTCAGGTGCCGGATGCCGTGCTCGTCGATGTTGAACCCGCCGGGCGGAATGTCGTAGCCGATGGATAACTCCTTGACCACACCGTCCCGGATCAGGGTTTTCACGTCGCGCCCGGTGCTGGTGTCGCTGATCTTCGCCACGACGCGCAGGCCGTGCTCGTCCTCGCCCAAATCAATGGGCGCGCCCAGGGGCAGCAGCTCATAGTTATGCTGGAGCATGATTTTTACCCGGCTCCAATCCTTGAGCGTTTCCGCGAACGCGCCGGGTTCGATGATGTCGCCGCCGTCGTCCAGGTTTCCGGTGACGGCACCATACCCGGCAAATATCCCGGATTCTGCGGCGCCTTCAGGCTGCTGTTCGTCAAGCTTGAACTGGAACCGCTTGATATACTTCGCCATATATTTCACCTCCCGTCAATACTCGAAATTGTAGGTCAACTCGCAGCGGCACTCAATCACCTGTCCAGCCGCCGCTTTCCCGCCGGTCGCCAAGGGGTCCCGGGGGAATCGCAGTTTGACTATAGCACCCTTTTCCGTCTTGAACTCAAACCAGGCATCAATGCCAATGGTTGTGCCGCTCATCTCAATATGCTCCGGGCGGGCGTAGGGTGTGGTGCTGTGATGG